ACGTTTCTATGATGCCATTGATTTCAACAGCGTCAAGAAAAGATCTTGATTTTTCTCCTTTTTCTCCTTTAGAGGCAGTATCCCCTACAGCATTGGCTACTTTTTTCAGTGGTATATTAATTATATTAAGCAGGTCATGCTCACTGAGATCATGCTCTTTAGCTATCTCAACGAGCTTCAAGTTATCCGTACACTTGCGGGTTGCGCCCATAGATTTCAGTTTTAGGGTTTCGAATTCGACCCCCTCTTTAGCCATCGTTACTGCTTTTTCCTTTATCCTCTTCGCCCAGTTCTCCATTACCTTCGCCACCACATAAAGGTGCTCTACGGTTTTCGGGTCTTGTGGGTCATTTAAATCTTCTTTAGGAAGGGAGTCTCCTGATATTCTCTGGACAATTTCTTTAGCGAGTCCCCCTAATGATGGGCAGTACCCTTCGTGTTTGCAGAACCTACAGTTAACCGTAGGAGAAAGATCTTCAGGGTCAGGAAAACCCCCGTCCCATTGTGGCCTGATCTTCTCCCCATTACGGATAACGTCAGCTAGCTGTTTGATTAGAATAGGTAGTTCATCCCTTGAGAAAGTACCTTCCAATACTTCTTCTCTCACAGGGACATAAAACACAAATGTAATCTCCTCCAGCTCGGGGTAGCGCTGGAACGCTCCTACTGTGTATGCTTTAGCTTGCCAATTCTTTTTTGGTTCATCAATTACACTGACCCCTGTTTTATAATCAGCTAGTATGGCTCTGTTACCAAAAGTAATAAGCCTGTCACAAGTTCCCCACGTAGCTGTATTGTCTAAGTCTACATCCAAGAGGATCTCATTCTCCTCTACGTAGGTTTCTCCTTTAGCAAAGTCCTTTATGTACTTTTCCTCCTGCTCGACTATTGCTTCATAAATCAGTACTTCGTCTTCATCGTGCAGGGCAGAGGGGTCACGTACCTCTAGGGCTTCGTGTATCCGTGTCCCTTTCTCAGCGGCGGCGTTTGTGCCTGACCTACCTTCGTAGCCAGAACAGCCAGCTACGTATTTAAGGCTTGATGGGCTAAAGTCTGCGTGTCCTCTACTTCCGTGATCAGGTTGATTGTCCATGATGTGTAAATTCTTTGTGTAGTGAGGCTCTTAACACTCTGAGTGCGGCCACAGCCTTTGCTTTTCCTTCTTCTGTATCAGGAGATCTAGACGTACAGTGTCGCCTACCGTTATGGTCTACTACTCCAACGTATACTACATGGTAGGAGCCGTCCCTCCTTTTAAATTTTTGCCTCCGTAGCCCTTTTACTCCTGTTTTGCTTTTTGTCTCTTTACGATTTGCTTGGTTTTGGCCGTTGGTACACTCCCTTAAATTTTCTATTCTATCATCTAAAGTATTATTATTTATATGATCGAGCATTTTTTCTGTGTCTCCGTTGAATAAAGACCACACAACTCTTGCTCTATAGTACTCCTTACCTTTAAATTTTAATCTCCATCTTGTTCTCCTTCCCCTTTTAGAGCTACCTTTTGAGGGGCTATATAGACCGCCCGCAACGTCTCCTGCTTTCTTCGGGCCTCTATTCACGGTGTAAAACAGGACACCATTTTCATATCTAACAATATCTAAAAGATCTTGAGGGATACGCTTTGCAATTACTTTATTTTTACGTTCCATGTAATTCTATCATGTTGTTAACTTTCCTTTCAATCGAGTCTATGACGTTCTCTTCAATAGACCCTGATGTGACCAAAACTTTTTGAAGCGCGTCGGACTTAGCTCCGTTTCTGTGGATACGCCCTAAAGTTTGGAGGTAGTCTTTAGCATTGAACGAAGGGCATATCAAACTAACTCTTGGCCTATCCCCATTACAATCATGTAATGATAGTCCAGTACCTCCTGCCGCAATGTTGGCAACGACTATGTGCGTCTCGTCACTCTGGAAGTCATCGACCACCTTCTGCCTTTCGTCGATTGTTTGGCCTCCTTCGATGGAAGCACACTCCAACTGCTTACATAGGGCATCAACTGTATCCCTAAAGTTAACGAACAGCACTACAGAGTTGCCCTGCTCTTCTAGGTCTTGAGCGTACGTGACTAAGTCAGGAACTTTTAAAGCTTCTGTTAGCTGGCGGGCTCTTAGAATGTTAACAATCACATGGTCACTCCCGTCTACAGTTCCATTTTCTATTAAGTCTTTTATAATCTGTGGAGTAAGCCCTAACTTTTTATAAATAGCTATGATCTTTGCGGAGTCAGCAAACTGCATTGGTTCGGTGAACACTCTATTATTCCTAAAAGATTCTGGGAAGTCGGCCACAGTTAGCTTTGCTCCCATCACTCCATAGATCCTTTCCTTAATTTTTTCTAACTTATTCTTATTCCGTAAATGCCAACCATTCCATTCGTCCTGATAGCAACCGTGAGCCTTCATCCACCCAAACCAATTATGTAAACCCCTTTCAGATTTTGCTAGGCTGTGTAGATTTAGCATATACCCAAGAGCCCTCATCTCTGTGGGGTCTTCTGAGGCTGTTGCCGACATCCCGTGTATACAAAAGTTCTGTTTGATTAGGCTTATCACAAGCTGTGCATTCTGTGTATAGGGCCCTTTGCATTTGTGAATTTCATCAATAAGAAAAAGGGTATCCTTTGGTACATGCCAATTCATAATCTTCTTCCCTCTCTTAGTCATGTGTGGAGTATTACCTGTTCTTATCTTTTCGTAGTTGAGTACAAACACGGGAGTTATTCCTACTTCTTCAAGCTCACGTTCCCATGCAGGGATAACGGCTTTAGGGCAGAGGACAGCAACAGGTCTTTTAAGACGAAGTGCTAGGTGGGCGGCAACTACAGTTTTACCTGTACCGACAGAACTGGAATCCAGTGTGCTTATATTGTTCTTTAGCTTTACTTCAAAGAAGTCGCACACATCAGCTTGTGCGGGGAATAATTCTTTCATTCCCCCAAAGTAAAAGAACTTGACCAAAGGTCAATAGAAATTTCAATTTACTGCACAAACCCCCGATCAAAGGCAAATTCTCTGCGTATATAGTGGGCTATCAGGAAAGCATCAATCATTCCGTCGTGGGGCTTAGAAGCCCTTTTGCTCTTTTGCCAGCACTCATCTGGGGCAATCACGCTCGCTTTAATCAAAGCAGCTTTTTTGGTGTCGTGAGATCGTAGTAGATCCCCTAACATAGAGCGTTGCCAGTTCTTTACCTGAACACAACGGGTATCCCATTGCCTACTTTCAGCCAGTCCTAACAGTTTACCAAAGGATATCCCCATCGAGCGAACAGCTTGTGATGACTTTGCATGTCTCAATGGTTCCTCTATGGCGAATATAAATTCAGTCTCCAGCGCCATCGCCCATTCGTATACGGCCCTTGTGTCTACCTCCCGTTTTTTACAACGGTGAAGTGTTGGCATTATCGTTTTCTCGATGACTGCTCCTGTCTCTTTTGAGATAGCGACCAGCCCTCCGTTAAGTCCGTTATCGATACCTATAATCACAACTCTCAACCGCTTTAGCGGATAGGATTAATCCATCCCCTTCCTGTGGGACTAACACATCAACATTTTTAAGTAGCATTTGGATGTAGAAAACTTCTCTAGCTGAGTTGGGTATAACAAGATAGTATTTCCCTACACGTTTTTCGAAGAGGAATGTGAACTCCTTTTCATCTACGTATTCTCGAATTACGACAGTGGGGTTGTTAAGCTCCACTCTGTCTTCAAACATTACTCTTGTGAGAGATCGTCTAAGAAACATGGTGTCCCCTCCCAAAAATTAGTTTGCAGGTATTCATATTCGTATCTCTCGAAAGCTTGTTGTTTTGTTAGGTCGAAGTTCTTTTGTAAAATATCTATTGTGATTTGTTTGGAGTAGCAAGCAACAGGAGGTCTTCCGTATTGTTCGACTGTTCCAATGTAAGCATCTTCCAATCCGTTAAATAAAAGGATTGGGTGATCAGGGTCTTCTTTTGTTTTAGGCATTTTCGTTTGGGTCAACATCGATTATTTTATCCTCGTCTATTTTTTCAATTTTAACAGCGCCGTTACCACGGTCTGCTTTTGCGTTGTTTAAGATACTTATATCGATCTGTAGTTTTCCCGAACCCCCTGCTGTTTTAGCGTTTAACCCTAGATTTCTCCTGATTAACTGGTCTAATTCAGAAAGTTCTTTTACTGTTCGCGGCCCACGTAAATTCTTTATACTGTCTCGCAGCAACTTAATAGAAGCTGCTGCTATATAGGACTGGTACTTATCTGCTGGGGAAGATTGCGACTGCGCTACGTCCATTAGGTTTTTGTCTTCTTCCACCCTTGCTTCCATTTTAGCAACCCTGATTGCCTCATCGGTTTTACCCTCAAGATTATCATCCAGAGTTTTTTGTAGCGGGTCTGTGGACTCTTCCTCTTCTGGCTCGTCTTCTTTTAAAGAAGGGTTACTACCATGCGGGTCTTTCTTAGGTTGCGCTCCCGCATCTCTTAACCACCTACGAAGCGTAGACACATTGATTCCAAGCTCCTTAGCAATAGTAACAAGCTTGTATTGCTGCTCATACATTTCGAGTGCAGGTTTAAGCAGCTTAGATTTTTTCGTTTGGTTAGCCAAAGTAATTAACATATACTATAAACTTATATAGATTTCAAATCAAATGACTCAAACATTACGTATTTATGAACCAAGAATAGACTCTAATACATCTAAGATGGATGTAGGAGGGCAGATCATAAATGCAACGAACACCGTAACGGGTTTATTGTACGGGCTGTCTAACCACAAAAGTGATCAAGCCAGAGAATATTACTTTTGGCGGTTGTGTGATGAGCTTTGGAACCACGATGAACTCCCCGAACCTTTAATGGTTAAACACCCTTGGGCGGAGAGTATGATTCAGGCAGTAATAAAAAATAAATATGTTTCGATTGGTGGGGCCGCTTCGTCAGGTAAGTCACACACGATGGCCGCATGGGGAATCCTGAATTGGTTAGCTGCACCGAGGGACACGTTAGTTCTGCTTACGTCAACCACGTTACGTGAGGCGCGGAAAAGGATATGGGGATCAGTGATCAGTTTACTTACTGTCTTGGATGGAGCCCCATTTAAGATTCGAGATTCGATTGGTAATGTCGCCTACATAAATGAGAACGGAACACTCATAGAAAAAGCTGGTCTCAGTTTGATCGCAGCAGAACGCAGCAAGACAAGAGAGGCTATAGGAAAGTTTATAGGTATCAAACAGAAGAACGTCATCTTAATTGCAGACGAGCTATCTGAATTATCTACCGCTATCTTACAGGCAGGACTTTCCAACTTATCGAAGAACCCATCTTTTAGTTTAGTTGGTCTATCTAACCCAGCTTCCAGATGGGATGCTTTTGGAGAGTGGAGCGAACCCGCCCAAGGATGGGACTCCATTGACCCGAACACAGAGGATAGCTGGAAAACAAAATGGGGTGGTTTATATAAGCGATATGATGGAGAACGGTCGCCTAACATAGTAGCTGGAGAAACCATATACCCTTGGTTACCAACGAAGGAGAAGATTGATGAGGATAAGTCCCTTCTAGGACAGGAGAGTCGTGGCTACTACCGAATGGTACGTGCCGTATTCTTTGATTCAGACGAGTCCGATGGCGTTTATACAGATGCAGAGTTAGTGAAATCAGGAGCTATGGGTAAAGTCGAGTGGCAGGGAACCCCCACACCAATAGCTGGTTGCGACCCCGCATTTACCAATGGAGGAGATAGAACCATTCTTTATACTGGCTATGTTGGCTATGATACCTCTGGTCAGTTTGTTTGCCAACTGGACGAGGCAATATCACTCACTGACGATGCCACCAACAAAGCGGTCCCTCGATCCTACCAGATTGTTCAGCAGATAAAGGACGAATGCAAGAAAAGGAAAATAGCCCCCGTGGATTTAGGAATAGACTCCACAGGCGCTGGTAGCCCTTTGGCTGATATCCTTGCTGCTGAGTTTGGTGATGAGATTCTTCGTGTTTCATTTGGTGGTAAGGCTTCTGATAAGAGAGTTAGTTCTAATAGTAAACTTGTCGGGAATGAACTCTATGTCAACAGAGTCACTGAACTCTGGTTCGTGGGCAAGGAACTCTGTAGGACAAAACAGTTATACGGCATCAATAACGAATTGGCGCAGGAAGTTGTAGGACGTAAGTATGATATGGTCAAAGGATCTACCCTACGTATGAAGCTGGAATCCAAACCTGACTACAAGAATAGATTAGGAAAGTCACCTGACTTAGCTGATGCTGCTTTTATCTGTGTTGATGTTGCACGACAACGTCACGGACTGGTAGCGGTAGAGCCTCTTGATTCAGGAACCAAGGTACAGGGATCAAGGCGCAGGAGGTCTATCAAACAGCTATCAAATGTGTTGAGCAATCAACCACTCGCTTAGATTTGAGCGGTTGCCTTTGCACGAAAAAGTAGTAAATTTACAGGATTATGGCATTACAAGTATTAGCACCAGTAGCAGCGGGGGCAGCGAAAGGATGGAAGTTCATCAAAAAGCTTAGAGACGCTAAGAAACTTAAGAACGCAGCAGCCGCAGCTAGTAAATCTAAACCGCTACCAAAGACAACTTCTGTCCCAAAGGGCCAATCCCCTTATAAACCAACTCCACAGGGAGGAGGCGGTGGGGCGCGTACTAACTATAATAAACCTTCAAGCACAGGTAAACCAAGAACACCAGCAGCAGGAGGCAACGTACCTCCACAAAAAACTCCTTTTAATAAACCAACTGCTGGTTCGAGAACAACTACGCCTCCCACTACAGGAGCTAAAATTAAAGGAGCGGGTACAAAAGCGCTTAATGTGGTTGCTCCTACATATTCGACGCTATTCAAAGGGTTGTGGAAGGGGACTCAAAAAGTACTGCCAAAAACTGGTCCAGTATTAAAGACAGGGCTCAAGATAGCTGATAGATCTTCTGTTCCACTGGCAGCTTGGTGGGGAGTTAACAAATTACGAGATATGTTTGGGGGTGAAGATGCTCCAGCGGGGGACAAAGAAACAGATTGGGCGGCAGGAGGACAAGGGGGGTGGGGACTTCCCGCTCCCGATGACAGTGCTGCAAGTGTTTCTACACCAAATACTACACCAACTACTACACCAACTACTACACCAGCAGACCCTGCTGTAAACAAAGAGTTAAGGGATAAAATCTTTGGCGAACAAACTGACGAACGTAGTTGGGACGAGTTGATGGCAGACCCAAAGTTTGGTGGTAAACCAAAGGTTAAAAAGGCTACTGAAAAAACTGGTGGTGGCTCAGGGTCAGGATCTAAGACTGGATTAGATTATTTGCGTTCACGGGATGAAGTGAAGCGAATGGATCGGGAAGGTAAAGCTGATATAGCAGCGGGACAGC